GAAGCGGCAGAAGCGGCTCAGCACACACTCATATCGCGAGTTGAAACAGCTCAGACGGCTTGCGAGGCCGCTGTAAATCAGACAACTTCCAGCGCTTCTACCGCAACCACTAAGGCTTCTGAGGCAAGCACATCGGCGGCAAGTGCTTCTACTAGTGCAAGCACAGCTTCAAGCAGCGCGACATCAGCTCTAAGCTCCGCAAACGCGGCGAGCACAAGTAGCACAAATGCGGCGACGTCAGAATTGCAGGCTGCTACAAGCGCGTCCAATGCAGCCACATCAGTGACTCAAGCTGCTACGAGCGCGGCAAACTCTGCGACGTCTGAAACTAACGCGGCCTCAAGTGCGGCAACCGCAACGACTAAGGCCTCTGATGCAAGTGCTTCTGCTACTATCGCCAAGGAATCAGAAACTAATGCGGCGGCATCAGAAACGGCAGCAGGCACAAGCGCAGCAAACGCAAAAGCATCAGAAACAAATTCCAGCGCATCTGAGACGGCTGCAGCTGCATCAGCAACTGCAGCAAAAACAAGTGAGACCAACGCAAAAGCATCAGAGACAGCAGCGACAACGTCAAAAACTGATGCGGCTAGTTCTGCAATAGCATCAGAATCTTATGCCGTTGGCGGAACCGGTACGAGAACCGGAGAGAACACAGACAATTCCAAGTATTATTCTGAACAGGCAAAACAGTCTGTGAACGCAGTGGAAAACGCGTTTATAAATTGGTGCGCGCTCCACCGGACGGGAAAAGTATACTCGACAAAATTCTACTATTTTTCGACAAATACTACTTCTGCTGGAATAAAGATGGACGCGAACGAAAATCTTTCTGCATCACCGTCGACCGACTCAACAGAAGGCACGGATGATTACGAGAACATCCCAGTATTCCAGTGGTGGCACTGCAATTACAAACGAGACGATGACGGATATGCACGTCCTTATTCACTTGAAGGCGACACGGATTATAAAAATACCGGCAACGTCGATGTCGGCTCTCTTGGCATGACATTCTACTGGGGCGTTGAACAGCACATAGCTGACGGATACTATATCCTGCATGTTTCCGATACACCGCACGCTGAACTTAGTCTTGTCCCTTGGGTAGATGCGGTCAAGCAGGACGGAACTGTAATGCCATACTATATCGTGTCATCCTATGCGTCTGTTGTGGCTCCTGATACCTATCTCCGTTCTATTCACGGACAGCCCGCTTATAACCAGTCGTATCAGAGCGTGATAACCAGCTATCCCGAAAAGGGGACAGGCTATCACGGCGCAGGCGCGTGCAGGAACACATTAGGGTATATCTTCCTTGCCATTAAGTACGGCACTAAAAACGTGCAGAAGATAATGGCAGGCTGCTTATACTACGGTACACAGGTTGCCGTGGCACTTGCAGAGACGGACGTAAAACGAGTGCTTGTAGCGGCTCAGGGAGCATTCTTAGTTGGCGGTACTGTATCAGTCGGAGACAAAGGAACAAACACGTCAACCGACCGCAGTGATGCTTACATGCACAATATAGCCGACAGAGTGCGCATCTCGTCAATCGAGACCGTCACGGTCGAGAGCACTTCTTATATCGCTCTCAATCTTGACATTGATAATGCGATAACATCAACAGCAACAACGTATGTATCCGCCATGCCTGCGTATTCTGGATGGACAGATGACGTCATTGGTCACAAAGACGGTTCGCCGGCCTCGAACACCGACGCAAAACATCCATTCCGCATTAAAGGAGTTGAGTTTCTAAATGGCCAGTATATCGTGGCGTCAGATACAGTTCTATCAATGCAGGCTGACTTCAAACATAAGGTCTATGCTTGTGCTAGGTGGGATACAAGGCTCACTACAAACATTGAAGCAAGCTATTCACTTATCGGAGCACTTCCTGCGGCAGATGCGCCTGGTTCTGACTTTTGGGAAGGTGGCATCGACCTCGATACGCCCACTGGGGCATGGTTCCCGTCATCTGTTGGTTCAAGTGACAGCCTCGGTACTGGTGACGGAGCTTATGGTACTGGTTCCGGTACATCCGGATACCGTGAATATCTGCAAAGCGGGCAGCTCGGGTCTGGCTCGTACGGTGGCTTTGGTTCCTTGTATTGCTGGTATGGGCTTTCGGGCGGGTATTGGGACTGCGCGTCCTGCGATTGACCCTTAGGGGTAAATGTGGTGCAGTTTAACCACAGAGGGGTCTCCCCCTCAGAAATGTAACAGAGGACTTGCACGGCGCGGGAACCTCAGGAATGGGCTTTCGAACGGGAATTGGAACTACGCGTCCTGATATTGGTGAAACAAGTTAATTGTATTGCCGTGCATTTCGCAGTTGGAAAGACTGTATGGGCTACCATCTCAGGCAGATGCCTAAAATACTATACAAAGGGAAACCGAAGCTGTGAGGCAGAGGGGCGCGAGAGCGTCGGGGCTAGTAACGGAAACGCGGAAACCCTTTTTACATCAATCGAATGAAAAGAAAATGTAAGAATATAGATATAACCGACAGAGAGCTAATAAGCCGTGCTGTATACAAATGTATATGGGATAAGCTCACAAGGCGTGACGTTGTTAAACTCTTGTCGGCGTATTCGGGGCTTGGACAAAAGTTCATTGCACGAATGATAAGCGATTGCGGGAAAAATTCAGTACACGGGATTATTGAAACAATCGTAGACGGTATACAAGGCGAAATCCGTGAGCAGAAAATAGTGATTAGACCTATCCACTATCACAACAAAGAAGATGAGTCAAACCACAAGATAAGGGAAATAGGTGTGCAGGACATCAAGCAACAGTTGTATGACTATATTGCCGTTGAAGGACTGTCACCGCTACTGTCACGGATAGGTGAATACCAGTGCGCATCAATTCCCGGAAGAGGGCAGATATACGGCATCAAGGCTATTAAGCGATGGTTGCAGAATCCGAACATCAAGTACGCGGCACAACTTGACATCAGAAAGTGTTATGAATCCGTAGATAAAGTAAAGATGATGGTATTCCTGCAAAAACACGTTAAGAATGATTTACTGTTATGGCTCATTGAAAAGCTGATTCAAACATTCAAGAAAGGGCTTTCGATAGGCTCATATCTGAGCCAGTTCCTATGCAATCTCTACTTGTCGCAGATATACCATGAAATCATGGAGAATATGCACAAAGTAAGAAAGCGGAGAAAAGGCGGCAACAGCAATGTGAACCTTGTCAGTAAAACGTTAATGTTCATGGACGATATTTTGATGCTTGGTTCAAGTGCGAAAGACCTGCATAAAGCCGTAGCACTGACTACCAAAAAAGCCATAGAAATCGGCTTTGACATTAAAGAGACTTGGAAAGTGTTCAGGCGCAGAAACAGTATAAATAGTAACGGACAATTCATAGACATTATGGGGTTCAGGGTGTACAGACTGTTCATCACGATAAGAGAGCGCGTGTTCTTTAGAATCCGCAAGACACTTGTCACGATAATGTGCATGATAAAGACACACAGACACATACCTGTAAGCCTAGCAAGAAAGTGTCTCAGCTACAACGGCGAAATAGTTAATTCAAATAGTCTGCGCTTTGCAAAGAAATACCACGCAGACAAAATAGTAAACATATGCAGACGGGAGGTATCAAATGAACAAAAGCGTTGCAATCTACTCTGTGAAACAGCCTGAGTGTACAGCCTACTCAATGGACGGGCTGTCATACGTCAATATCTGTGAGAATGAGCAGGAAGTGACCATTGAAGACGAACAGAAGACCATGCAGTACCAGTACGACCTGTACAGTCTTATCTGCAAAGAGGGCAAGATAGACCTCGCGGCAGTAATGACAAACCCTAAGTCGTATCTTGATTTTGAACCAGAAGCAGACCCGACAGTTCAGACACAGGTAACAAAAAACGCTGGTGACATATCTTACATGAGCATGATGACGGGGGTAGACCTATGAGTACACATTATAAACAGGTAAAGTATTTCTACGACACATTCGTGAACGGCGAGAGGCTTTGGAGCATAGAACGAGTGAGGAACGCAGTCGTTAAAGAATGGATAACGGCGGAAGAGTTCAAGGAAATCACCGGTGAGCAGTATGCAGAGTAGTACGGCTTATGCTGAAATGGTCGAAGCTCTGATGCTGACAAATGAGAAGTATTTGTCTTTGTGTTCGACGCTTATTCAGGAGCTTGCTCAGTATAAGGACATCGAGGAAGAAGAGGACCAGTTAAAACGGATCATAGGCGTCTGAGAGGAATCTCAGGCGCTTTTTAGGTGACCTATGTTTGCGCGGGCAAATGCGCCAAAATAGGGACAGTGGAAGGAGATCATCATGGCATCTACAAAAACCAATTCGGCATCAACAACAAAGGAAAATTCGAGCTCTAATTCACAGAGCGCTCAGGCGTCAACAGGCGGGAGCTCGTCGGCTACCTCGTCGCAAACTCAGTCTAATTACGGGAGCACTACTAATACACATTCAAACACCAACGGCGGTTCACATTCCGAAACCAATGGTAAGTCATGGTATTCAGGAACCGTCGACGACAACACGAATCAGAAGCACACGGACGCGCTTCAAGACTACGAATCAAGCGACGCTGTAAAAGAAACGTATCAGCGCTTGCAGGACACGCTTAACAATAAACCCACATTCAACTCAACGTATAAGTCAAAACTCGATTCACTGTATGACAACATCATGAACTCGAAAGACTTTTCGTATAACTTCAACACTGATGAAATGTATCAGCTCATGAAGGATGAGTATTCTAAAAACGGCAAGAGCGCAATGGCTGATACTATGGGACAGGCTTCTGCTTTAACTGGCGGCTATTCAAACTCATACGCACAGACAGCAGGCCAACAGCAGTATCAGAACTATCTTTCACAGCTCAACTCTACTGTAATTCCGGAACTCAGAGATCAGGCGTATACGGAGTATCAGAACGATCAGGAACAGCTCCTAAATAAGTACAACATCACTAACAGCGCGTACAACAACGAATACGGCGAGTATCGAGACAGCGCATCGGATTGGCAGAATGACAGGTCCTATAACCAGTCAGCATATCAAGACGAACGCAATTACGACTACGACAAGTATCAGAATGACCGTAACTTCTGGAATGATGAATACTGGAAAGAAAAACAGTCTGAAACTTCTAACACAAGCTCGACTGATGAGAAGAATTGGAGCACTACTGACTCTACCTCCAATACCAACGGATGGGAGAACAGCGTTAGCAATTCCAATACTAACTCAACTAACTGGGATAAAACGCTGTCTAACACTAATTCTAATACGAACTCAACATCCAACACAAACTCGTCATCTTCAAGTGTGTCTGGCGGCAGCGGTGGATCCAGAAGCGGCAGCAGGTCATCCTCGGGCAGCAGCAGTAACAGTAACAACGGATTCCATTATAAAGTAGACAGCGACGGGAATATAAAGAGCAATCTTTCAGGATACAAGAACGGCGAAACGTCCGCGCAGAACCTTTCAAGTAACACTAAGACGCAATCGTCAAGACATGCTCTGCTTGGATATCTGGGAGCGGACGACGGCGCAAGCGTAGAAGATAAGCTCGACGCGCTCGTGAACAACGGCGACAAAGCGTCATACGTCTGGAACGGTAAAGAATGGGTTACTGATTCTGACTACGCAGGATTTAACGACGCTGATGCAGCGCTCCTGCTTTATTACCTTGAAGGAAATTATCAGACCAATAAATAAGGAGTGTCTATGTCTAACTGGAGATCGTTGACTAATGGATCTGCGACAAAAAATACCGGATGGCGTTCACTTGTGCCTGATTATAAGCCAAACAGCGTTAGCAATACATATTCTAACGACGACGAAGCTGATAAGCAAAATGATGACTATACAAAGTACCTGAAACAGCTGCTCGCTGAACAGGAAAAACAGCGCCAGCTCATGTCACAGCAGAACGCTATGAACGAAACGCAGGACAGCGGCGTAATGTCTGCGCAGTCTGCTATGCGTAACGGACAGACGTGGCAGCAGAAGTATCAGACGTACTCCGACGAAATCGATAAGGCACTCAATACTCCGAATGCGGCCTATAACGCTTCCATGAACACTCAGACAAGAGCACGCAACGCCTCTCAGCAGTCTGATGCTTCCATTACGACAAGCGCTAAACTGCAACAGCAAATGGAGCAGCAGGTAAGCGACGCAAAGAAGCAGCGCGCTGCTTACCTTCCCGGACTTGAAAGCAAGTTAAACGGAGAATCAAAACCGGATGAAATTGTTCAGGCTGAAAACAGTCTAAAGTCTCCCGGAAATCTTTTGTCAAATAGCGGAACTGATAAAAATAATGTCTTTTCTGATTCTCTCGGCGGAGTTACTCCGCTCAAACAGTATGCCAACAACGCAAGAACTGTCAAAAACTATAATGAGAGCACTCATCTTACGCCAAGTGAGGAGCTTGAGTATTCTCAGGCAAAAATAGAAGCACTTTCCGACGGAGAACAGCAGGCGCTTGCAGGCATAAAAGCATCGCAGAAGAGCACAGGCAATTATCTTTCAGGAGGAGCTACCGGAAGCTACATTAAAGAGCTCCAACAGATAAATGGATCCGCCAAATACTACGATACGCTCAAGAAGGATTACGGGTGGGATCAGAATAAAATTGATGAATATACCGGTTATACGCAAAGACTTGCGAACGCTGAAAACACCGAAGAAAACAATCAGAAATTCAGTATAAACAAAGATGACAGTACGCTTACAAAGATTGGCAAGTCTGCGCGCAACTCAGCGTATTCGCTTGCAAACTCAGGATCAAGCGACTATCTATCACTACTTAGCAGCCTCGAAGACAAACCAAAAGGTTTTGGCAAAGATTCTAATTCATGGACTAATTCCGCAAGGAACGCGTCGGACTATGCGCAGGAGCAAGTAGTTAATAACGCCATCACTGATAAGCATCCCGTTGGCCAATTTGCGTACAACGCAGGCATGAGTACTGCTGAATCAGGACTGAACGCGATATATGGCGCTGCCGTTGGTGGAGCTCTTGGAAGTACAGGAGCGCTTGCGAACGTGGCCGCAAATACCGCATCACTGTCACAGTTTGCGGCGAGCGCTTATAACAGTGCCTATGATGACGCAAGAGAGAGAGGAGCAAGTGATAAGCAGGCTCAGGAGCTTGGCGTGATTAACGGACTTGTAGAGGCCGGAACAGAGGTCGTATCTCTTAATAAAGTATGGGATCTGGCAAAAGGAAATATCAGAGGCGCAAGAAATATTCTCACCAACTGGCTTACACAGGCAGGCATTGAAGGTTCAGAAGAATTTGCCGCAGATATTTTGGACAAGTATGCAGACACTATGGTGCTTGGAAAAGACGGCAACAGCGCGAAACAAAAATCCATTGAGGCTTATATGGCTCATGGCATGACGGAAGACGACGCTAAGAGCCAATATGACAAAGACTTCCTTAAACAGCTCGGTGAAGATACTCTTGCCGGTGCCGTATCCGGCGCTGTCATGGGCGCAGGCGGTTTGTATGCCGGCTCTCAGAACGCAAAGAATGACACTGCAAGGCTTAATGACATAAAGAACGTTTATAGCAATAGCAAGATGGAAGGCAATTCAGACTTTGCAAAATCAGCGAATACTATGGCAGATACTTATGCCAACAATCCGACGCAGTACCTTGCTGATAACGTCAATGATAATACCGCGGAAGGCAAGAAGCTCAAACAGGATCTGCAAAAGTATGCAGACAAAGAAAACAGCGGAAAGAAGTTGTCTATATCCGACAAGAATGATATTGAAAACATTCTTTACGAGAACGAGCAGACTCCATCCGGAAGCGATAACTCGGATTATCGTGACCAATTAAGATATGTGCCGTCTGAATATCGCACTCCAATTAGTAATGTATCACGTCATGACGTGAAAACGGCTATGGAGAGCGCCGCACAGAGCGGCGACGTCAATGCACTTGCTGACGCTTACCAGCGCGGAAAAATGAGCACCAGCGCCGATACAAGGGATAATCTCGAAGAAGATTATGGCATTGCAAAGCGTATGCTCCTGAATAAAGGGACTGTCAGCACAGAAGACCTGGACAAAGCTACTGAGAGCCAACAGGACGCATATCTTTCTGGACTCAACGGAGAAGAATCGGACGTAAAATCGATGTCTGATCGTGCGGCAACAGCTTATACTGCCGGATATAACCAGTACGTGAGCAATAATGCAAATAGCAAAGTCGGGAACGATGTGGATCTGCATAGTGTAACAGCACAGGACGATTCAGGGCGCGTCACAAAAGTGGTGGGCTTTGCTTCTGCGACCTCAAGCAATGGTCAGAGAGAAATATCCCTTAAGACTACCGATGGCAATTCTATCTCATATTCAAATGCCAACATATCGAATACAGGCGTTGCGAAGCTGTACGACAATGCGGCTAAACAAGGCACAGTTGACGACATGAACGCCTATCTCGACAATTATGTGAAGGAAATGCCGATAGGACAGTACGACAACGCCTTCAACCGCTATTATAGCCAAGGCGCGTCCGGCACTAAGTCTTTTGACGACTTGTATAGCTCTGACAAGTATGGCTATAAATCGTTCATGAGTAAGAACCAGCTTCAAAAGATATACAACATTGGAGCCAACGAGACCGCAGGACAACTTCTTGAAAACGCAAAGGCCGAAGGAAAGAGCATCGCGGTTAAAGGAACAGGCGCAGTAACCGATCTGAGGCACAACAGATCAGATAGTAGCTATATGCCGTTCGTATCGTCAATGGCTAAGGCACTTAATCTTGATGTGGTACTCTCTGACAATATGGAAGATGGCATCAATGGACAGTTCGAGAGATCTCTGCAACGCGTCACGCTTAATACCAAGAACAAAGATGCTATGTTCAATACCGTGTTTCATGAAGCTTTCGGCGAATATATGCAGGCACACAACGCAGCTGGAGCAAACCGCGTCAGGTCTGCTGTGCTCTCTTATATCTCTGATACAAAGGGAGCTGACTATGTATCCTCAGTAGGCAAAACGTATCAGAAGGCATATACAGGCGTTGAAGGAACAAAGACTTTCAGCGACGCTCTCGGCGAATCCGTGAATGATTCTATATCCGGAATCTTTTCTACCGAAGAAGGCATACACGACCTGCGCACATGGCTTGATAGTAAATACGACGAGAAGAAGTCACGCGGGATCCTCGGCGATATAGCTGACTACTTCAAAGGCGTTGCCGCGTCACTAAGAAGTCTCATTAAAGACGGGCATCTTTCAACAGCGTCAAGAAACACGGCTGAAATGGCTGAGAAGCGCGCCAGTGACATCCGAAAGATGATACTAAAGGAAATGGACACCGCCGCAAAGAACGCCGCAGGAACGACCGTAGACGCGTCTACAAAGGGCAAGGCTAATTACTCCGTTGTTGTTGATACTCAAGGCAATGCTCTTACTGAAGGCCAGCGCGATTATTTCAAAAATGCCAAGACTGTTGATGAAAATGGCAATCTTAAAGTGTTCTATCATGGCACCGCAAGAGCTGACCGGGTGGGATATACGTTTAGGCCTGACAGGGCTACATCCGGCCCGATGGCGTTCTTCACTGATAACAAAGATATCGCGAATAATTATGCTAAAGACAAGAGCGACACTTCTCTTTCAAGAGATAGCCGGTATGACTCATACAGCACACAGTTCCGCGTGAGCGACGGGAAAACCGATAAGCAGATTTCTGATGCATGGTATAAGCTAAGCGCCGCTGAAAAGAAGAGCATCACGGATAAAGCACTGAGCCTTACCGAGGATGGCGACGGAAATATTATTGCGAATAAAGATAATAGAGATGGACTAGGCGATCTTTCTTATAAAATCAAATCGCATAGAGGCAACTTAATTTCTGCGCTTGTGGAAGAATGGCTCGATGATGGAACTCTATTTAATGAAGAATCCAAATTTACAGAAGTTCTTGATAAAGCAGGAATAACCGAAGCCCTCAAGAAAAAGGGCTTCGGCGTTGAATACCTTGATCCCGAGGCGAGGAACGAAGGTGTCTACGAAGTTTATCTTAACCTAACAAATCCGTACGATACTTCCAATGTAAGCAAGGAAGATTATAACGGCATAGCAAGCTGGTGGAGCAACACGTATCAGAGCGCTTATGAAAATATCAATTATGCCGCCGACCCGTGGGACAAGACTTCTACAAGCATGGATACGTGGTTAGATAGGCTCAGTCGCGGTATCGAAAACGGAGACACTCATGTATGGACGGTAGTGCCCGATGCGGTCACGGCATATCTTAAAGAAAAAGGCTACGACGGAATACTTGACACTGGCGGAAAAAACGGCGGCTTGGTACATACTGTCGCGATACCATTCTATTCAAATCAGATAAAGAATATTGATAATCAGAATCCCTCAAAGCATGACGATATCCGGTATAGTCTTGACCTTGGATATCATGCAGGCGACCTCGGCAAAGCTGAGAGCCTTGGCAATCAGAGCGGCGGTCTCGATAACACTGCTTATGGTTCAGTTATCTATGATCTTAAAGGCAAAGACAAACAGCGCAAGGAAGATATCGGCACTGCAAGATACTCCCTTGATGTTGATGACTCATGGGATGATATCGTGAGCGCTTACGATGAGCAGGAAAAAGACTCTGCCAATAACGCAAGTTCAATCCTCGCGGAAGGAGCTTCCGCACTAAAGAATACTCAGGTAGACAAGACAGCTGTCAGGAAAGTTGCGAGTGAAATCATACGGAACACCGGCAGCAGCTACGGCGTGACTAATCTTACAGACAATCTTGAAAAGGTCTTTGCTTATATGCAGAGCACCGACAACGTTGATTATAATGACTTGGTTCGAGTTCTTGAGGAAGTCGCCCAGCCTGTCGTCGATGCTGCTACAACTAAGGTAGGCGTAGAAAGTTACAAAGAGTTCACAGACGCGCTTAAAGGTTACAACGTGAGGCTTACAAGTAAGCAGCTTGAAGAAGTCAAGAGCGCGTTCGGCACACTGACGCAGTTCAAGAGACTTGTTCCTGGCATGAAGTTCAGTCAGAACGAAACTACTGGACTTGACAGTGTGTGGAGCGAATTAGTCGCAATGTCAAACGGCGCGCTCGACTACGACACAAACGAGGGCGATATGCCCGCGGCGCTTGCTGATGCAGTTGAAACGTTAAAGCCAAAGGTACGCAATAATTTTGGCGCAAACATGGCTTATGATACTGCGCTCAATATTGTAGAAAAGTATTTCGACGTGTCCGCGAAAGATGCAGCCTCTGCTGATGCAAAAGAAAAAATCAATCAGGCTAAGGCAAAGATGGCGGAAGAAAACAGGGCATATCTTGCAAAGGTAAAGTCTCAGTATGACGAGAGAGTAAAGGAAGAAAGAAAGAAGGCTCTTGCTTCCGGAAATAGCAATACCGATGCTGTCATAGCTTCACTAAAAGAGAAACAGCAGCAGGCGCTTGATAAACTCCGCACTGAAATGGACGCAAAGAGGAAACAGGAGCTCGGAGACCAGCTGAGCAGATATCAAAAGATAATAGCAAATATCACGAAACAGAAGAATGACAATACTCTTAATGGTGTGGCCAGTGTCCGCGCAGCCAACGATAAACGCTATCAGAAAGCCGCTGAACGCAGGAAAGCTATGCACGAGAAAGCCATGATAGACAGTAGCGCGACTAAACTGTTCAAGTGGCTCACGAGCCCGACAGATACATATCATATTCCAAATGACTTGCAGAAAGCTGTCAGCGATTATATCTCCGGCATTGACTTCCTGTCTCCTCAGATAAACTCATTCACTGATCCAAAGAGCAAAACGACCAAATATCAGGTATCAGTGTACGATCACGAAGCGCGCAAGTTCGTCAAAAAGGTGGCGAATACTCAGGCAGAAGCGTATCAGATATACCAGAATGCAATAGAGGCCGGATTAGGAACAAGAAACGACCGCAAGTGGCGCGACAGAATGAGCACATTGTCGACACTTCTCAGCAAAGGCGAAATGTCGTCAGACGATACTACTATGAATGACTTCCTGCAAGGCGTAGATGCCTCACTTGCAGAAGATTTTGAAAAGATACTCAAAGACAACGACAACACGGTTAGGCTGTCCGACCTCAGTTCGTCGGATCTGCACACTATAAACATGCTCACTCGAAATGTGATGAGCGCTATTAACCATATAAATAAGGCGTTCACGTCAAACGCCCGCATAAGCGATCTCGCTGAGAGCACTATAAACAGTGAGACTAAGAGCAGGAAGGAACACGGCAAAACAGTGAACGATCTGCTCGGACTCCTGCAAGTCAAGAACGCAACGCCTGAAACATACTTCCATTTTCTCGGCAAAGGCGGACAGAAAGTCTACAAGATGCTCAGAAGCGACGGCCTTAATCAACGGACACGCGATGTCCGGACTGCCGGAGACTACATGAAAGGTGTGCTTAAAGGTATCAGTCGCGTAGATAAGTGGAGCACTGACACGCACGAGTTTGATACGATTGATAACAAAAAGATACAGCTTAATACAGCACAGATAATGACGCTGTACGAGTACACAAAGCGTGAACAGGCAATGATGCATTTGCCTGGCGGATTCTCAGTTGAAAAAACGAAGATCAACGGCAAGGAAGTCACTCAAAAGGGACTTCATCTTTCGGACGCGCAGATTGAAAACATAGCAGGAACACTGACGGAAGAGCAAAAAACCGTCGCAGACAAGATGCAGCAGTTCATGGCTACGGAGTGCTCTGAGTGGGGCAACCGCGCTTCAAGGTCTATGTTTGGGTATGACAAGTTTGGTGACAAGGATTACTTTCCTATCCGGACAGAAGAAAGCACGCACCAGACGCAGAACAATAACGTCTCGAACGATTTCATCAACAGCATAAAGAACCAAGGCTTTACAAAACAGGTGGTCATAAATGCGAATAATCCGCTCGTGCTAAGCGATATATTTGATGTGTTCACGCGACATGTCACCGGCATGGCGGCTTATGATGCTTATGCTCCTGCTATATCCGATGCTCTTAGGTGGTACAACTATCGCACAGTTGAGACCGGAAAAGACGGATATAAATCCTATGGTAATACAGTAAAGGACGCTATTAGCCGCGTTTATGGCGACGAAGGGAAGCGCTACTTCGTCAAACTTATTCAAAATATTAACGGCAATGAAAAAGGCGGTAGTGAGCTCAATGTTATAGATAAGGCTATTACTGGTTTCAAGGCGTCAGCGGTAGGAGCAAATCTCAGAGTTGTAATACAGCAGCCGACAGCCTATTTCAGAGCAAACAACGTCCTCAGCCCGAAATACCTGACTCAGGCAATGCTCGAAATGAAAGCATACAGCTCTGACGCAAAGGCCGCGTACAAAATGCAGGATCAGACCTCAGATATTTCATGGTGGAAGAGCCAAGGTTACTGGGAGACTTCTATCGGCAAGAGTACGAAAGCAATGATCACTGGAAGCGAAACAGCTCTTGATAAGAGCAAAAATACACTTATGGCTCTTGCCGGTAAAGCCGACGATATAACGTGGAGAAAACTGTACCTTGCTACGTATCTTGAGCAAAAAAGCGCTTTCGGCAAGGCGGGCAAGAGTATTGACGGAGTTGATTTTGAAAATGCAGTTAATGACCGGTTTGATGAAATGATAGACCGGACGCAGGTTGTTGATTCTACGCTTCACCGGTCTCAGCTCATGAGATCGAACGATACAAAGGACAAGCTGTTTACGTCATTTATGTCTGAGCCTACAAAGAGCTACAACATGCTTATGCGGGCGGCGTATGATGCCTACTCAGACAAGGATCACGCACGCGGAGCCAAGATTGTCGCGCGTGCTGCTGTTACATATTTCGTGACCAGCCTTGCTACTGAGTGCGCAGCATCTTTGTTTGATGCTACGAGAAACGATGATGACAAGGACTGGTGGGAAAAGTACCTTGCATCGCTCACAGAAAACTACATAGACGACCTGAACCCGCTCTCACTGATACCATTTGCAAAAGATATTTCAGAGCTCGTATCGCCTTATGCAAAGAAGTGGATTGCTGAGCTTACCGGAAACACTGACGAGGAGAGCACTTACACCACATCGAGTGAAGATATGAGCATCGCGGCAATTACAAATCTTCTCGACGCTGCGAATACTGATATGCAGTATCTTTTCCAGCATACAAGCACGTTGACTCCATACGGTATCTTGAAGAAAAATGCGCGTGCGCTCTCGCAGATAACCGGAATCCCTGTTTACAACATTATCAGAGACAGCGTAGCAGTTTACAATACGCTCTCCGACGTTGGCAACTGGAAAAAGCTGTACTCGAAGCAGTCTGATGTGAAGGCGTACTACAAACGAGAGTTCACGTCTTCCATTGAATCCGGAACCGGAATCGAAAAGGCACTAGATGACTACGTTGCCAACGGACAGAAGCTTGAAAGCGCCGAAAATATGATTACTGACGCATACAAGGAAGAATATCTTAATCTGTACAACGAGGATCCGGAAAAAGCAAAAGCGTTTGCCGATAAGCTGAATAAGGCATACACAGAAGTGGACAAGCTCAGCGGAGCAGAGCATGATGTCGATAAAGATACAACTAGATACGAAAACTGGTTGAAGAACAGTGATGCCGGCAAGAAGGAAAAAGCAGACGTGTTCACCTCTATCGACAATGGCGGAGATTACAAGAAAGAGATCAATGACGCGCTCGAGGCCGGATATTCTTACGACAGCATCAAGAGCTCACTTACCAGCACATATAAGCCTAAGTTCATTGAGGCGTACAAGTCAAACAAGTCAGACGCGGCAAAGATAAAGAACCGGCTCGCAGAGGTGTATGCGTATCTGTCAGATCAGACAGGCACGTACAAGGGCAAGTCACACGCTTACAAGGTCAAACAGTACAGCAAGGATATAGACGACTGGCTCAAATAAGGTGACATATGCCAACAGGAGATAAGAAACTAAGATAGTGTTCATAAAGGAGACTTCTATGGACACTATCAAATATAGTCTTATAGTTGACCTCGCAAGGCCAACAAAGACAAATATAATTCAAATTCCGCAGAATGACGCGGGAACAAGAGAGCTGTTCTTCAAGCTCCTAAGTGACGGAGAAGATTACGACACTACCGGAGTAAGCTTTGCGACGTATTCTGCTGTTACTCCGTCGTCGACTACTGTAACTGGCGACGTAACTATCGTAAAAGACGCGAACAACAAGAACACGAACGAACTTACTTTCGCGCTTCCAAGTTCTATCACCTCTGAATCCGGAATTACTAATATACTTATCACTCTTAACTCTGAATCTCAGAGGCTTTCATCGTTTGTATTTCATATAGCGACAAAAGCTGACTTGTACAATACGTCAGAGGTAAACGCTGACGACCTGTCAGGGTTCCGCGACTTGCTCAATCAGGCGGTAGACGCAGTAGCCAAAGTCAACGCGCTAAACGCCAAAACATCATATCCGTGCGAATATCCGCTCAGATGTACGATAGGTGGAACGCTCTATTCATATAACGGATCAGAAAGAATCGACATACCAACAGAAAACATTGAAAACAGCATATCTCATATGAAGGCTATTACAGAGGTCTCGCTTACTGCTGATGGGTGGACAGGAAGCGCTGCGCCTTATAGCCAGGCCGTAGCCGTGACAGGGTGTACGGCAGATTCCGCGCCGACACTTCTTAGCCGAGTTAATTCAACTATGGATTTAGCCACGCAGAAGGCATACATGAAGGCATACGGATATGTCTGTGAAGGATATGCCGTCACGTCTGACGGAACGGTGACGTTCTACGCATACAAAAAGCCAGCTGCGACAATAACAGTAGGCCTCAAGGGGGTGCAGAATGGGTAATGTGATTATGTGTGCCGGTGGTGGTGGCGTAAAGTCTGATGATGTAACAGCAAAGCTCGCCAACGTCCTTGAGGGTAAGACTGCACTGACAAGCGATTCCGACGACGATATAGGCACTGGAACAATGCCCGAGTGTGGAGCGATAACACTGGCTCCGACAGGAAACAATACTCTGACAAGCGGCGGAGGGCACTATGATTCAGTCACAGCTGACGGCTCACTGGCATATGCCGCCGGTTTTAGCGACGGATATGCCGCAGGACAAACATCGCTAAGCAAGATTGCTGTAGTTTATGGGACTAGCGCCTATGCCTATAGCGGATGGCAGCCGCAAGTTACTGGAACCGCTATATTCACAAAAAGCAATGGGGTATGGACTTTAACAGGTGGCACTGGATATGTCAATTCTGAAAGCTATACCACAGGCGCACCATTCCAAGCATCTGCTCAGGCTATTAGTGTTTCGTTGTCTTAATTAGCCAGCATAAAAGCAATAAAGATAGCCAAATACAGAAACAGCCCCATGTACTTTTCCGGATTCAGTTGACGTATTATGACTTGCCTCTGTGTTTGCGCTACACCCAGAAACAGTAACTACGCCTGTGCTATCATTATATGAAATTGACGGGGATGTACTAGCTGAACCACCGGCAGAGAAACCATGACCTGTTGAGCCGGTTCCCGAGAAATCTCCACTACCGCTTGCGCCAGTTACAACAAACGCAAAGTTATCAGCAGTGAGTGATGAATAATTAGGTATGGACGTAGCATTATAAGTCCCATTACTACCAGAACCAATAGAAACTCTATGCAATGTTTTGGCGCTAAAACCAGCGGCATATGCCCGTGAGCCGTCAGCTGTGACTGTGTAATATCACCAAATGATGTTGCTTCTATATAGATTAAATATGAGGAGAAATAACATGTCACCAGAAATAACAGTAGGACTATTATCACTCGCGGGAACGCTAATAGGTTCACTTGCCGGAATCATGGCGGCAAACAAGCTGACAGCGTACAGGATCGGGCAGCTTGAAAAGAAGGTCGACAAGCACAATACCGTAATCGAGAGAGTAGCTTTGCTCGAAAACGATAATAAGATGGAGTGTAACAGAATTGACGAACTCAGAAACACGCTCGAAGAAATCAAGAAAGAAGTCTACAAAGAGGCGTAAGACATCAGCACTTGACCTTTATGTGATATTCAGCATCACAGCTCTTGTAGTCTACACGATAGTAGAGCAGACATTATCATTAAGGACAGGCTATGAGAGATCTACATTAACAACATGCTTCTACGCAGCGTTCGGAGGAGAGATCCTCACCGCTGGACTTATAAAGATATTTAAGCTCACTAAAGAAACGAAAATAATTAAAAATGTGTATTCCGGTACAGAATACGAAAATGACATTGAAGATGCTATTGAAGGAGGCGGACAGGGATGACAATTCAACTTTTCCTTGCTATGTTTACAATCGGCGCGGCTATTTCAACCATACTCACAGAGGCTTTGAAGAAGGCAGTATCGCAGAAGTTTTCTTCTAATTTGCTGGCACTCATTGTTTCGCTTGTAGTTGGGCTCGGCGGAACTTCTTCCTATTATTATCTGATGGATATTCCATTTAGCGGGAAAAATATTGTGTGCATGCTCTTAATGACCGTTTCAATGTGGATAGGCGCGATGGTCGGCTACGACAAGATCAAGCAGGTCATCGGACAGATAAAGGAGCAGAAATGACGGCTCTGGCGTGTGCGATTGGCCTCCCGATGGTTCTCGTTCTCGGGACGGCTCTTGTAATGGAAGCGTGTTGGATTATTGAGGAATGGAAGCGATGATGGAAGGCACTATTGCTCACGTAGCTTTGTTTCTACTTGGTGTAATTACCGGATTGATCATAGGAATAATGGGTGGTGATAGTTATGATAAGTAACTGCGGACACGATGAAAACAGAAGATATCGAAATGGAGCAGCCGGGGACCAGACCGGCGGAGAATACTGCATCAGGACTTGGTATAATCGGCCTTGGAATTGTGTATTGCGCTATCCCGATGAGAAGGTCGGATCCGTAATTGGATCCATTGCATCATACGCTGCTAACAATGCCCTCATTGGCTACGACCAGAATCAGAGGACAACATTCTACCAACAGCTTTCGAGCTCCGGCTGGCATCCGGAGAATATCCGCGTAGCTTGTGAAGCAGATTGCTCCGCGTCTACCGCTGCCGTCGTTATTGCAGCCGGGCATCGTCTTGGCATAGCTTCCCTTGCTAACGTCAATCCAAACTTAACTACATATAATATGCGCGCAGCATTGAAAGCTGTCGGATTTGAAGTCTTGACCGATTCAAGATATCTTTCCGGTGAATCGTACCTGGCAGCAGGCGATATTCTTTTGAATGACCAGCATCACGTCGCAATCAACTTAACCTACGGGAGCAATTATAAGGTGACTACTACCAACACGAACATTAAAGCTGTAAATTATGCAGCACAAATAAAAGTTAGCGATTTTCTTAACGTCAGAACGGCAGCGTCAGGCGACGCGAGCATCGTAATATTGAATGGCCACGGCCTTTGCCTGCCTAATGGGTTAGTCATAGCAGTAAACGCTGAAAGCGGAGACTGGGCTCGGCTTGCCGGAACTGATTACTGGGTAAGCAAAGCTTATCTTAAAAAATAGCGAAAGGAGAATACCATGATAAGATTCAAGAAGTGTAAAGGCGGCGGAAAGCACAAATAAGCGATTAAAAGCCTCGGAGACCGGCATGCCGGCCGCCCGTGAAAGCTGCAACGGTTGTCCTCCTCCGTCATCAGAAAGCACCCAAAAAATTAAGCCTCGGGAAACCGGGGCTTTTTCAGTTGATGAATTGGAAATTTAATTGATGAATTGGAAATTCAGTTGATGTATATTCCACAAAAGTATTCCATGAAGTCTGCAAACTCAGTGAATAAGGCACATTTGCGGCAATGCTAATGGGTTCGACTCCCGTTGTCTCCATCTAATGAAAAGCCCCGGAATGGCGTAGATAAAAGCCTTCCGGGGCTTTACTTATGCGGTTTCTGTGAATTAAAAATACATGTCTGTGAACGATTTTATCACGTCTGTGGACACTACTATTCCACGAAAATATTCCACGAAATGAGTATTAAAAAAGAGCTGAATAAGATGAAACGTATTTGTCTATTGCCGATTGGTGCTGATCCTGCATGGTGTTCCGGTATATGTTATCAAGCGTAGACTGTCTTGACCATCCGCCAAGCTTCATAATGTCCACGTCTGGGACTCCCTGCGAATGTAAGTATGACGCAAAGAAGTGTCTCAAAAGATGGATGTGCATGCCGGGGAAGCCGTTCCGCGCCATGAACCTCCGCCATCTTTTGCCTAGATCCTCGGAATTGTTGCAGCGATCCAGTGCTGATTCGTTTACTTTGTCCATTACATTTTGCGGAAGCGTGAGTATTCTATCTGATGCTGTCGTCTTTGGAACTTCCTTGAGGATCCATTTATTATCCTTGCTCAGAACATAGCTCCTGTGAATGTGTACAGTGTTATTGTTAAAGTTAAAATCGCTCATTGTAACTGAACATATTTCTCCGGCACGCATGCCGCACGATGCCAGGAGCGTAGGCAACTCCAAGTCTGTGCCCGCTGTGATACGATACATTTCCTTTATCATATCAAGCGTAGGGACGCGATAATCTGTCCTGACGGGTTGAGGAAGTACGCACGCAGGCATGCTGTAACCTTCTTTTGAGAGCACAGTAGAAATGAGCGACGCATAGTTACGCACGGTTTTGGGCGATGACTTTGCAACACGCGTCAGCTTCTTCCATTCGGGATTATCAGACTTGTCTTTCATAAGCGTGTTGATGATAGCCTGTATATCGTCAGAGCTCACAGCATAGCACTGTTTACGCATTATCGGCTCGAAGAACGTCTTGAGCACGGTTTGCATAGAGACATAAGCCCTGATTGACGCGGGGCTTAATACGGGCTCTCTAGAGGCAATATACGCGCTCATGGCCTTTTCAAGCGTGCCCTTTAGATTTGAATTTTTCTGTCGGTGATAATATTCGTACTCGGTGGCAAGCTTTACCGCACGATCCCTGTCAGTGTCCGTGAAGCATTTGAAGTGCTGTTTGCCGCAATCATCTACACCAAGATACGCTTTTGCCCTCCATGATCCGGAAGGAAGTTTTTCAATCGTCATATCAGCCTCCGTAATCCGGAACCAAGTCTCGCCAATTCGGTAGGGTTCCTTCTGATGAATCTACAAAGTAGCTGGTGGCCGCGTCAAAACCATCTTCGTATCCGGTGTTGTATGACTCGTCTGCTTTTGCCTTATATTCAGCTTCTTTTGCCTTAAAGTCTGCTTCTTTCGCTTCAAAATCGGCTTGTTTTGCTTCAAAGTCCGCTTCTTTTTCTTTGTACTTGTCGTCTGCATGCTTCTCGGCGGCCTTATAACCGACACTTGTGCCGTCACTGTAACCGCTGCTGTATGATTTTTTGAGCATATCCTCAACGATAAACACGGCTGCAAGCAAAGCGCATACAATTACCGCCAAAAGAATAGCTCTGCCTTTAGTAAACTTAGGAACTTGTGACACGAATTTTGAGTGCTCGTTGGCCTCATCGAAAGACGGCCTCACATCATTAACTGGCTCTGGCCGAACAACTGGATCCGTAGATTTATCTGCTTGTGGCTCAGGCGTTTTATGTTCTTTTGAATCATCGCAGGAAAACAGTCTCCGCCTTTTCCAATAATACCAGCAGCTAAGTGAGCTCAATACGAGCACTATTAACGCCTGCGTTATTATTGACAATGAATCAGCAAGCGATTTTGAGTATGCAAATATTATCAAAGCTCCAACTGTAAAGCGCATAACAAGAGTAATGTGAGTCATAAAATAAAAATTCAGACCAACTTCCTTGAAATTAACAAGGTATATTTCGGTGAAAATAGCAAAGAGGGCAACAGCAAAACAAAACCACATATCGGCCGTAAGCATACTAGAATACGGTCCGCTGCTGCTGGCCAACTTAATTTTATTAAAGTCATTGATGGCAGCTGCAAGTTGCGCTAGTATAAAATAAAAAGGCAATATTAAACAAACGTTAATGGCATGGAATTTCATTGGCGTTTCGTCCAAATCAAAGTATTTCATAATTCACCTCATTTCACGCGTCTAATATATGAGCATCTTTTTTAAGACTCAATCCAAGAACAGCCCTGACTGCTGCTTGCGTATCCGGCGATGCAGCGTCATATGCCTCGAGCAGTTCGCGCTCTTCATGTGACAAGGGTTTTAGCGAAGCATTCGCTGTATCCATCGGAACATTCATACCCATCAACCATGCGGGATTCACTCTGAGCACACTTGCAATAAGAGCGAGTCTTTTGTCTTTAGGCTTTGCATATCCGCTGCGATATTGACTGATAGTCGCTTCTGATATTTTTGTTCTTTGCGCCAGGTCAACAGGCTTCATGTTTCTTACGGAAAGCGCTGTTTCAAGGCGATTGTGGAACTCATCATTAAGTTCAATCATATTTTTATCCTCATATATACAATACCATTTTGCAAGACAGCTTTCAATCGAACAATGATAAACTTTCAAATAATTAAAAATAACTATTGACATAATAGTTTCAAAAGGTTAAAGTATTTACATCGCGAGCGATAAAGCTCAGGAAGGAGAAAACATGGATCGCAGGAAACTTCGTGGCAGAATTATTGAAAAATACGGCACACAGCTTAATTTTTCCAGAGAGCTCGGCGTAACTAATGCTACCGTAACTAACAAAATGACCGGCAAAACGCAGTTCTCACAACCTGAAATTGTATTATGGTGCAATAAGCTTGATATTTGCGCTAACG